TGGATGCTCCGGCGGATCATCAATGCACCCGACGACTCGACTATCACTTACATTGTTATCAACTACGAAGCTCTCTGGCGTGAAAACGATAAGGGAACTACTGTTGAGTCGCTTCTGGTACGGTGGAAGCCCGATGTGGTTATCTTCGATGAGTCACATCGCATCAAGAGCCCGACGTCGAAGCAGAGTAAAGCGGCCCACCGGATCTCACTAGTCAGCAGGCATAGGCTTCTACTGACTGGTACTTCCATCACTAAGTCACCACTAGACGTCTTCGCTCAGTTCCGCTCAATGAATACACAGGTATTCGGGACTAACTGGTATGCCTTCAAGTTCAACTTCGGTGTTTGGGGTGGGTGGGGCCGTCATCAACTAAAAGGTTATCGCCATCTGAACGAGTTGATTGGTAAGATCCGTGATAACTCTTTCATCATCAAGAAAGAGCAGTGTATGGATCTGCCACCAAAACTGTACGAAACTGTCCCAGTACAGTTATCGGATCACGAGCGAGAACTCTATAACAAGATGGCGAAAGAAGCAATCATTGAGATTGAAGAAACCCATGCCACAGCAGCCATTGTAATCGTCAAGATGCTACGTTTACGGCAGATGACTAGTGGGTTCGTCAAGGATATTGAGGGAAACATCAGAGTATTCGGTGACTCAAAGCTGAGCACTTGTATGGATCTACTTGACGACCTACTGGAAGAAGATCATAAGGTTGTCATCTTCGTAGAGTTTCTCAATGACATCAAGAGGATCAAAGAGAAGCTTGATGCTCGTAAGATCCATTATGGAATACTGTCCGGAAGTGTCCCCCCCGAAACAAGGGACAGTTTAATTGACGAGTTCCAGACCAATCCTGAGATGCAAGTTTTCGTTGCCCAGCTGCAAACTGGCTCAGAAGGCATTGAGCTGTTCGCTGCAGATGTAGCCATCTACTACTCGTTGAACCACAATGCGCTCTACTACTGGCAATCCCAGGACCGCATTCACCGTCGCGGACAGACGAAGAAGGTCACGTACTATCACCTAGTAGTACCCCACTCTGTGGATCAAGCGGTGCTGACGGCACTGAAAGCCAAGCAGAATGTGGCTGAATTTGTTCTCCATAAGCCTCAGAGACTTCTTGGTTTGATTTAGCCCTTTACAGTGAAATTCACATGGTATATAATGGTAGTAACGGAGGGAAAATGGCTCGACAGATTAAGAGGATTATCGTCGAAGGCCTAGATGGGGCTGGTAAGACGGTACTGGTTCAACGACTTAAAGTCGAACTAGGATCCAAAGTCGACGTCATTGTAAACCAGAAACAGTCTGAACAGGACTTCAATGTCTGGTGGCCAGAACAACTAGAGAGGTCGGATAAAGAACCGGTCCCACTTCACGACCGCTTCTTCTACTCCGAGCTGGTCTACGGCCCCCTCATCCGGGGCCATATCTCTGCAGAACCCATTCTCGTTCAGAACATGTTATGGTTTCTTCGTTCATCAGCCATGCTGATATATGCCCGCCCGCACAGTGATCGATTGCTAGCCGGGTCAAAGGTCAATCATCAGATGGAGGGAGTACACGATAAATTTCTGGAACTGCTTAACCTCTATGATGAGCTCATGGAAACTGAGAAACAGTGGTACAAAGATCGATTTATCCACTTCGTTTGGCACAGGGAGGGTGAATTCGAGAACGTAGTCAAACTTGTAAGAGGATATCTATCTGGTGAGGTTACCTGATGAATACGGACGAGTCGTTGGTCAACTACTGGCTCAGGGTCTTCTGGCTCTGGTCGCCTCAAGCATTACAATCACGTCGACCTCACGTGAAAGCTCAATCGTACCAGTTAGCTCTACGCCTAGCCCGGTACGTGTTCCCGAGTCGAAGGTAGGTTGGCACTATGACCCAGAGATTTCCTGGTACGGGCCAGGGTTTTACGGAAGGCGAACCGCCTGCGGTCTTAAGCTCACTAGACAGCTCCTCGGAGTTGCCCATCGGCAGCTGCCTTGTGGAACTCTCGTTGAGTTTAGGTACGAAGGACGGACAATCCGAGTACCAGTTGTCGATCGAGGCCCCTACGTTCAAGGGCGCATATGGGATCTTACAGGCGGCACTTGTACGGCTCTGCGCCACTGTTTCACAGGACCAATCAAATGGCGACTCGTGAAATGAGTGTGGTTGACGAACAGGTAGACCCCCAGCCGAACGAGAACCCAGCGATCTGGAGTCTAGTAATTCAAGATATGCGAGACAAGGATAAGAACGGTTTCCAGAAGTATGGGACCCGACTTCAAGGTTTCAATGGTAGAAGTGCCCTAAGGGATGCTTATCAGGAAACACTAGATCTTGCGGTCTATCTACGACAGAAGATCTGGGAAGAAGAGAATGGCTGACTGGAAGTGGCTCGCATCTACTTGGTATCTTCAGAAAGGTACCTACGAGTATCCACTAGACACTCTCAAGAAGGGAGCAGAAGAAGGGGCGCCGCCACAGTACACCGGCCCACTCGCCCAGTACATCTTCTGGAACTTGTTCGCCGCGCAACAAGAACTTGCCGAGGTCGCGGTAGAGTTCAGCTGGAAGCCTTGGGCAGTTGATCTACCATTCGTCAACCGTCAACGTATTCTTGAAGAGATAGTGGACGCCAACCACTTCCTTGGTAATATTCTCGTTGGAATGGGCGTGACAGATAAGGAGTATGAGGAGGCATACCAGCAGAAGCAAACCAAGAACCGAGTGAGAGCTGGTTCTGGGACATATTCCGCAAAGAAGGGTGGACTTGGTGAAGGGAGTGACGTTTAGTGGCTAAGGACCGGATCGGAGTAGCAATGCCTACATCCGATGTATACAAGAAAACTGCTAGCCGGGATCAACTGGTTCAGCGGTTCGGGGAAAGTACTGTAGTTCGGGCAGAGATAGCCACTACCATGAACATCATGATTGCCTCTGGGGTCTGCACTTCAAGAGAGTTCGTAGATGTTATGATCCGCCAGTGCGAGATGATAGAAGACCGACGCCGCGCAGATGCAAGACTGGAGTCCGATCGCGGATGATCATTAAGACATTCCCGGACATCAAGTCACTCTGGGAAGGCGCCTACTTCGGAATGCTGGAAGACCAGCCTGGGTACATCGACTACTTCCAACGCAACATCCTTCACTCGCATCAGAACCACCTGGTCGCTAGGTCAGCCGTTTTCGACTTTGATCTGGGCAAGATCGGACTCACACAGACGAAGTGGACCAAGTTCACTGGCCAGTATGTAGATGTTGAAAGCCTACATGCTTGGATCAATAACGCCATGAATGTGAGAACCTACGATGCGCTCTGGAATTTCAAACAAGTCCCGCCTAATCTTACAGGAAAGAAGGCTGTCCATCAGTGGGGGAACTGTCTACTCGGCTTCTCTTTCCGAAGGCAGCCTAAGCCTGCGACTCTTACTCTCTACACCCGAGCACAATCTATCGGCTTCTCAGGAGTCGCTGATTATGCACTCTGTTCATTCGTTGCTCACAAGCTTGCAGAAAGAATGGGCATCCCCCCAGAGCGGATCAGACTCCAAGTCTACTGCCCAAACTTGATGATCAAAACAGTGGAGGCAGTTTCAACCCTCTACCGGTATGGTCGACTCGAAGAATTCACAGAAGCCGAAGGTCGAGTACCAGACGCAATCCGGTACTACCAGTCGTACATGAACCGACCTGAGGAAGAAATCAGGTGGCGGGCCGCACGCAGATGGCGGACGAAACTACTCAATGCAGTGAATGAAGTTCACCACCCGCTCCCTGTGGCTAATCTTCAGTTGAAAGGTTGGCACGGACAGGTTGCTCACATGGGTGGAAGACAGCTCTCAGCCAGTGCTGCGTCTAGTCTGATCCTCGCTGGTATCGGCCGTCGAGGTACCGGCGAACTTGTCATTCCAGATGAGGAGGTTTCGTGAGGGTATACTCGGGGAAATCGTTTTCAGATATCTGCGAAGCTATAACTATCGACTTCGTAGATGCACCGGATGTTCATGTTGGGGAGTGGCAAGCAATCCAAGCAGATATCCCACAGGCGGATACAGTTGAACTCGAGGATGTCTCATTTGAAATGGAGATAGGGTTGGGTTCCGGGAACTGGCCGGTGGAATGGCTTCAAGATGTTATTAGACCAAACATGCCCTGGGCTGAGGAGCACTTCCAGGAACGAGTGAGTGGAATTCCACATAACCCGCCACCTTCACATGTTCGTTGGCCGTACGCCCAGAAAAGCAACAATGAGCATATGGCTAACCAACAGTTCTCTCATACTTATCCAGAGAGGTTCTGGCCGAAGTGGGCGGGACAGGATAATGAAGTTCATCAAGGAATAAGATATCCTTGGGGCGATTTAAGTGATGTGGTACGACTCCTCCAGGAACGTCCTGGTACCCGGCAGGCTTACCTTCCAGTTTGGTTCCCTGAGGATACCGGCGCCGTATCTGATCAACGAGTTCCTTGTACTCTGGGTTACCACTTCCTCATTCGAGATAACAAACTCAAGGTGGTCTACTACATCAGATCCTGTGACTTTTTCAGACACTTCCGAGATGATGTTTACATGGCGGGAAGACTAGCACAATGGATTGCAGATCAGCTGCCGAATGTCGTTGCGTCCAAGCTAGTGATGCATATTTCCTCGCTACACATCTTTTCGGCAGAAAGGGGCATCATCACTTCCTATGCACAGGAGATAATGAGATGATGGAGAGGCCAAGCCGCGATGAATGGCTGATGCGACTAGCAACTGTTGTATCTTCTAGAGGAACTTGTAGACGTGCATCGGTCGGGGCGATCATCACGATCCGGGGTAGAATCATATCCACAGGTTACGTGGGTGCGGCTTCCGGACAACCAGATTGCCTTTCTATTGGATGCGAAGAAGGTCCTGATGGGGGGTGCACCCGAACGATTCATGCTGAGGCAAATGCAATCGCTTTCGCCGCCAGGTTTGGTGCGAGCACTGAGGGATCTGAACTCTATTGTACTCACTCGCCATGTCTCAACTGCGCAAAGCTCATCATTAATGCAGGAATTGATCGACTGGTGTATGAACATGAATACCGAGACCGATCCGGACTTGCACTTCTCGAAGCTCATGGGACTAGTGTCTACCAGTATCCTGCGCCAAAGCCAATGAACGATGACCAATTCTACCGGAGAATTCTCGGATGATCCGCTGTCCATTCTGTTTTTGGAATAGAACTCCAGATCATTCTAAGGGAGCTCCGCCCTTCGACGAGAAAGCCGCGATGGAAGAGCTAATCAATCATCTAACGTTAGAGCACGCTCAAGATGCTTTTAACTTACGGATCGGTTTGACTCCAATGATTGATGTTGAAGAGGGTAGTCCAGCAGCACCTTGGAATGGTGGGGATGAGTCTTAATCCACAGGCCCGAGAGAAGGTCTGGCTTCCAGTTAGGGATCCAAACTGTACTCTCTGTCCCCTGCACAAGGATGCGAAGACAGTCTGTCTTCTGGGTGATGGACCAGTACCTAGCAAGATCATGTTGGTTGGTGAAGCCCCAGGAGCAAGAGAAGATGACATTGAACGTCCGTTTTCGGGACCGTCAGGCCGTTATCTGGATCGCATGCTCGCGGAAGCGGGGATCCCGCGCGAAACGCTTTACATCACCAATGCGGCTCGTTGTAGACCGGATGACAATCGTCAACCGACGAAAGCCGAACTCAAGGCATGCTCTGCTTTTATGCGACGTGAACTTGAAATTGTGGATCCTAAGTTTGTCCTTCTTCTTGGTAATTCCGCACTCCAAGCTCTGACCGGTAAAACTGGGATCATGACCAAACATGGGATCCCGATGGTCATAGGCGGTCGTACGTACTTTGGTACGGTACATCCTGCTGCCGTGACACGAAATCCCGCACTCGAGGGTATCTTGAGGACGGACCTACTGTCCTTTGTCCGCCTGACACGTGGACTCGATGGCCGCCCGGAAACTCAGTCTGCCCTCGTGAAGTCGTCGAAGGGGCTATCTAAGCTCTGTTCAATGCTGGCGTCTGTGGATACTCCCATCTCGATGGATGTTGAGACTGGAACCGTCACCATGGAACGCGAGAAGGGTGGACTTGAACCCTGGGCCCCAGATGGAGTAATCCATACTGTCTCATTCACCTGGGAACCCGGGAAGTCCTACGTCGTCGCACCACAACATCCTGAAGTCAAGTGGGACATCCCAGTCGAGCGAGTCTTCGAAGCACTCGGGGTCGCACTTCAAGGTAAGAAGCTGGTCGGACACAACCTCAAGTTCGATATCGAGTGGATGGCATCGAAGGGAGCGAAGGGGCTTTATGCACACTTCGATACTATCCTAGCTGCTCACCTACTCGATGAGAACCGACCGCTCAGGTTGAAGCCACTTGCACGGACCTATCTTGGGGCTGATGAGTATGAAGCTGGCATTGGGTTCACTCGAGTAGAGAAACTGACCAAGCTAGCGATCTACAACGGCAAGGATACAGACTACACACTCAGACTGTATCATCTCTTCAAGGAAGAACTCAAGAAGCAACCTCGGCTACTGAGACTCTTCGTTAAGTTGATCATGCCAGCCAGTCGCATGCTTACTGAGATAGAAAGCCGCGGCTTCCCTGTGGACATGGAACGACTGATCGAACGGGACCGAGAGATTAAGGCTCAGATCAAGGAACATGAGGAAAGATTCCTGACCTATGTTCCAGAAGATAGACGAGGAAGCTTCAACCCCGGCTCACCTCAGCAGTTAGGTTGGTTCTTCTTCGATTATCTGAAGTTGCCGATCATCCTTTTAACGAAGACTGGTAAACCGTCCACAGCTGAAGCCGTCTTGCTCCAGCTCAGGAAAAAGCACCCGGCTGTCGATGTTCTTATGGAACTCAGAAAGTGGGTTAAGTATGAGTCAACCTATACTCGCAACTGGATATACCGAGCTCGCGTTGCTCGCAAGCCACGACTTCACACCTCTTATAATCTCTCCGGAACCGTCACCGGGCGTCTATCTTCAAACATGCAACAGGTGCCGAGGGATATATACATTCGAAGTATCATCGGCACCCGACCTGGGTACAAACTCATCGAAGCTGACTTTGCTCAAATCGAGCTCCGCATTGCTGCTATGTTTTCCGGGGACCGAGCGCTCACGAGAGCTTTCAAGACTGGCGGTGATCCGCACCGTGAAACGGCTTCGAGGGTCATGGGGAAAGCCCCGGAACTCGTCACGAAAGAAGAAAGGAAACTAGCCAAGGCGATTAACTTTGGCTTCCTGTACGGCATGTGGTGGAAGAAATTCCGCAAGTACGCAGACGAGAAGTTTGATCTACAGGTCACTGCCGAAGAAGCAAAGGCTTACCGAGAAGCCTTCTTCGCCCAGTACACCGGACTGGAGCCTTGGCACAATCGTCAGCGCCGTATCGCGAGGAACCTACAGTTTGTTCAATCACCCACAGGCAGAGTGAGGCATCTGCCAACGATGTCGTCAACGGATGATGAGGTCCAGGCGGAAGCAGAACGTCAGGCGATTAACTCACCGGTCCAGGGTTTCGCCAGCGACCTGACAATTCTCGCGATGGTTCTTATTCATCAACAAATTGACCATAAGCGGTCATGGA